TATTGGATTGTGGAGGTCGCCCTCCGCGGTTCGCCTTGGTGTTTCGACCCTTTGCTTTGCGAACCATTAGCTAGTATATTTTGTGCACGGGCAATACGTGCATCTAGCATGTCCCTGATAACGTCTTTTGTATCGCCGACGAGATGTCTGAAGTACCAGAACAATTGCGCTTCCAACTCAGGGAGAGTTGTGTCGACGAGTTTGTGGCTTAAAAACCGAAAGAAAGTCTTGCTGGGGTCACTAGGGCGGGCAGTACCATCCTCAGAAAAGATCTGAGAACAAAATTCAAAACCTTCTACACTATCGTAGTACGTTTCGTCTTTAACCTTGTGTCCGATAGCTTCTAGACCATCTTTGAGTCCCGGGAAAGCGCGTTCAAAGCAATCATCTCCTGCAGCATTAATGTCGAAAAGACCATCCTTTAAAAGTGGCTCTCCTGCCAAAATGCGGGCGAATAAAGAAGCACAGATTCGACCACGTGAGTTAGTCGAAGATGTGTTCTGATCGCCAGAGAGTTGTCCACCAAGAATAGTCTGTTCCCACATATGCCCGTTAGGCGTGATGAAAACAGAAGCAGCCACAAAATGTGCGTGTTGACGTGTAAACAAACCGAACACAGAATCGTTGGTAGAACCAGCGAGTTGTATTCTGAGTTTTGCGTCAAGCATGAGTTCCCAGTATTGCATAGACCAATCCCAACCGGATATGTCAGTGCATGAAATTCGCTGTCCATGTCGAAGTATTGAGCGTGCATTTGCTGCAAGAACACGCATGCCTTCGTCATGTAACCCCATTCCGGGTTTAGACGGGCAAGATTCCCAATTGGCAATCTCAGCTTTGTTCTGAGCGTTTGCGAGGAGTTTAGTTTTGATCTGTTCTTTCAAACTGACCGCGGCTATAATCCTCAACTTTCCAGTAGATATTTTCTTTAACGAGTGGGGTTCGTCTTTGATAAACACCTTTACAGGATCTGTCAAACCGTTTTGCACGAGTTCGACAGGCGACATAGACATAACTTCTTCACCGAATGATAACATCCGATTGAAATCGTTGGCTACACAGTCCCAAATAAAATCACCGTAATTCCTAAGTACCGTTACATTATCACAACCGAGTTCTATCCAGGGGTAACCTGGAACCGAATCAGAAACAATAGATTGCTCTATTTTGCTTCTGACGGAGTTAAAATCAGTACGGGTGAAGATGTGCGAACGGGAGACACCAAAGCAAGTTGGGACTCGAGTTCTAGGATACGCCTTTGAGCTTTTGAAAGCTTCGAGGATGGACGCTTCTTCTTCCGGGGTGGGGACTCGGTTTCCCGAGGAGAGACCGGCAGCGTGGATGTGGAGGCTGTGGGTTGTTTTGTCGGCTGTACGTTCCGG